TACGGAAATCAGAGCCAGTTGTTCTCAACCACATGCTTGATTACGCGCTCTGCCCACAACTTTGCGGTCTCCCCCTGGTCGCGGGCCTTCTCGACTACGGCACCGTAAAGACTTCCCAAGTTGATTAGTACGGCCCCCGGATTGCGCCCCTCGTAAATCGCAACGTCCTTCTTCGCTTCATCTGCAATCAACTTGGCGGTTTCAAGTTCCATCGAGAGGTTGTAGACCAACCCAAACAACTCAGATGCGCTTTCAGGCCGCTTTCCCAATAGTTCCTTCATCCGTTGGAGATCCGCTTCGGGAACGATCACTACCTCCCCCTCAGCCAGCATTTGAATCAATCCAGAGACCGTTGCGTTTCCCCTGTCTCCAAACTTAGCTTCAAACTTTGTCTTCGCGGTCGGCGGTACAACCACTTCCATCTTGACGTGGTTCGGCTGGACCATCACTGGCGGCTTAGACTCTTCGTACTTCACTTGCGGGTTCAATCCAAGGAACGCTGCGGTGTCGTTCCATGAATGGCTACTGTTGGCCGAGCACACTAGCTTGCGATGTTCGGCGTTGACCTGTGCTCCGCATTGCGGGCAGGCATAACGGGTTTTTACGATTGGCACTTTCTTTCCCTCCTCATTCCAAATTTTGGAATCACTGGTACTTCCAAGCATCCGCATCGCTCATCACTTCTTCGCTGGCGTGACGCGAATCGTAATCCGCTGCGGTTTGTGAGTCGATAAACTCGGCCGGAACTCCTTCGTCAAACATCTGCTGCTGTGTGCCAGGGCGATCATGAATCGGACTAAATCGACTATTCTGAAAGTCTGATGGCACTCGAACAGTCTTCTCAACCAACTCACCCTTTTCATTTCTCCGCTTCAAAACCAAATCCGCCATCGCTCCGTGTTCGTTGACGATGTAGGAGCCGATCATCCTCTTTGAAAACTTCTCGGCCTCGAATGGAGAGCTTGATCGGTACTGCTCAACTTGAACAGGCATTCCCTCGAATATGACCCTCTTGTAGACGATGTAATTGTTTTCGTCCTTCTTGCCTTCTACTGGCCGTTGTCGCCGCTCTTCGAACTCACCTTCATGGCCGCAGTAAAGAGCGATTATAAATGCCATCACAATATCGTCATGGGCACCTTCTCCCTCCGCGCCATCCTCAGTGAAGTCTCTCAACTCATCGATCAAATACTTGTTACGGATGAGCACCTGATTGTCGAGCATCATCTTCGACATGTGCGCTATCAGAGTCCGCTTAGATTTGTAGTCGGTCCACCATCCAACGATGTCAGTCATGAAGTGCTTGAGGCGGTCCATGCGCTTGAACCGATAAATGTTTTCGTATTCGTAGTCACGCATCAGACGAGTGTTGGTTGCCATGCCAAAGGAATTGACTTCGACAGCCGCAAGAGCTTCGTTGTAGTACCAGCAAAGAGCAAGCACAATGTCTGTAAGGTTGTACGGGTCCATGTACCCATGCCAACTTGCAACCTGTTCATCGAGTTGATGGCCGTCACCGATCTTGATTACTTCACAGCAGGAATAATCCGCACCTTTCTGCCCTAAAGCAACATCGGCGGATACGACGTATCTAGCCCCTGGAATCCGCTTCTCCCACATGTGCAAGCGGTTTTCGTTCTCCGGGTATGACGCCTTTTTAACAAGTCCAAGCAATTCCCCTTTATCGTCACGCGGATTTATTTCCGTCATGTGGAGATGCGGCAACCACTGAGTAAAATCAAAACTGATTTCTCCAATCCATCTTGGTTCTTCAGTCAATTTGCTGTAGCGGTTGATGACCCCTCTAGGAATTGCGGAGATGATTGCGTTTTGGAATGACACTTCAGCGGTGACCGGATACTCTTGGTCGAAAATCATATCGTCGCCGTCAGTGGCGATGAATTCCTCCTTCGTCTTTCGCATCCAGTTGATCGTTTCATTCGATATAGTGATGCCATCTTTCTTCTTTATCTGCTCAACCATATCTTTCTCTTCGAGAGTCAGTGTAAATGCTTCTCCCTTTGGGATTGGTAGTGAGTAGGTCTTCGGTCTCCGATAGAACGGAATGAAGATCGGATGCCAATCAACCGATCCAGCCTCTGCGCGTCTCCACAGGTTATGCCACGCATCGTTACGTCCATTGGCCGTTGATCCCATGACGTAGAATCCGTCTTTAGCAAGAAAGGTACGAATGAGCGACTTTGAAAGCTGTGACGAATCCTTCCAGTGAGCCAACTCGTCCAGCATCGCGCATCGAAAACCCTTACCTCGACCAACACCTGAAGGTCTGTTGGCATTGTCTGCGTACACCCAGTTCTTCAATCCTGGGCGGCTTGTTCTTAAATTTTCATCTGGCTCGTCAAAGCAGTACACCTTTCCATTCTCGTGCTTCATGACTCTTGGCTGCATCCACCACGGCAGGAATGAGAAAGCGGACTCGTACATCTCCATGTTGTACTTTGCGCCGTCTTCATCCTGAGACACAAAAACTGTGTTGGTGTGCTTATACCGAATTACTGTCTTGTGAAGGAACTCGCCAACCATATAGGTCGTGTATCCCATGCGGCGAGCTTTATCGACAATTGCACGAACACGCCCATACTTCTTCTCCAGTTTTCTCAATTCATCATGGAGAATTTCTTGGCTGTCAAAAAATGGGTAGAGACCTTGGAAGCCTTTGTCTTCAGTTCGGACGGCGTAGTAGTTAGAGAGAAAATATCGAGTGTCAATCAGGGAGTGGTAGCATTCACCATCGATCCATTCATTATCGGCAGAGGAAAGCGAGGCTCGGGCTTCATCATCCCCTATGTTGCCGGCCCGGTACTTCTGCCGGTGCATGTCGAGGATTTCTATGATCTCTACAAGGTACTTGTTCGCCCGAATGATCGACATACTAGAGCCACCCGTCGAAAGCGCCAGCGTTCATCAATCGTCGCATTTCTTTTTTCCAGTTTTTTCCTTCCCCCATGCTGCGACCGAATTTGCTATTCACTTTCATGTGGGCCATTTCATGAAGTAGGGACAGTCTGGTTTCATTGACATTGAGGTCATCCGGCAAGAGTATTGCCTTTGGGCACGGATGCCCTGCAACCTTACCCCCATAGCAGCAGAGTCCGTCTACGTCGTCATAGCCGCCAAGTCGGGTTATTTCACGCCTCGGAAGAAACATGAGCAATACTTCTTCAGTTGGAGGAATGGTGTTTCCAAAATGCCTATTGCGAAGGACTCGATAGTCCCGCATCAAGTCGATGATTCGCAACTCTGCGATGGTTGGAGTCACCATCTTGATGCGTTCTACTTCCGACTTGGAGAGTTTGGATACCACTATTCTCCCTCTTCGTCTTCGCCGTCTTCATCGTCGCTGCTAGGAGGATCTTCATCGCGGTCCAGATACCCAGGCACAGCCGCTACTTCGGCAGGGAGCAAGTTCTCTTCTGCGGCCCTCTTTCTCAGCCGGTCCATCCTCTCTTCTGTGGTCTCCGCTGTGCTCAGATTGGCTACCTGATTCGTCTGGTTCACGTTGATCTCCGCAATCGGCTGCTTTGGTTGCTTGGCGACAATAATGTCCTTTACGATGCGGCTGGCCTCAAGGCGCGTGGTCTTGTCGTCCTGCTTGACGATCTTCTTCTTCCCAGTGTTTGCGTCGTTGATCTCGACCAACTCAGTCGCCTCCAAGAGTCCGACCATGCTGTTTTCGAATGCCGGCATCACCCTGAGAATTGATTCGTTAAGACGAAGCTCAACTCTCCCAGATTCATTCTGCCTGTTGTAGCTTTCGATCTGGCGCACGGAATCCTTGACGGTCTCGACGCTCACGCTCTCAGACTTGGCGATAGCCTTCAACCTTTCAGGCTCGGTCCCGGTGAGCGCCTGGAACTTCACAAACCGCATCAAGTGACGCGGGTCGCGCATGTTGTGCTTAGAAAATGCAGTCGCCATTACTTGCCCTCCGGTTCACCGCTCAAGTCAGCAAGCTCCTTGAGTCGCGCATGATCTGCTTCGCGGGTTGCGGCCTTCATCCTCTCCTGAGTTTCAAAGTCCGCAGCCTGGGTGTCTCTTTCTTGTTCGAGCACTTCCTCATCGGTCGCCGTCACGTCCACTTCTCGGGCAGATTCAGCGGGCGCATCCTCCTCCACAACTTTGATTGGGAACCTACCCAAATACGGGTCCGGCATTCTCGATCCGTACTGCTCCTGCTTGGGAATGATCGACTCCGGTTCGTCTCCCGGAGTTGCAACCGGCGCCGACTGTGCGATCTGCCGAAGAATGGAAAGGTCTTCGCGGTAGGACCTCGCTATCTCTGTAGCGTCCTTTAGGGTACTGGTAAGGTCGTTGGCGACACTCATAATTCGCTTGGAGCCCGTCACAACCCAGCGCACGAATGTCCATACGCCGAGACAAGCGAAAAATCCACCGACAATACAGAGCCAGATTATGCCTGTCATTCCGCAATCCTCACTTCACTTCCGTCATCACGCAACGCAACTATCTGCGACGAAGAATCGGTCATTACTGTTGAGTGGACCTTGTAGTTGCATCCAGTTTCTTTGTTCTTGCAGACGTACTCCAGATGATCGACAACCTGTTTCTGTCCCCTGCGGCCCATCACTACCTTCGGCTTCAAGACGGTTCCGCAACTATGACACACGAGATTGGCCGCGACTAACGGCGAAAGGTCCGGTATTGACATGCCCATTCTCCTCATTCCTTCTTGTTTGTGCTCTGCGCATTGCTTTCCAATTGTGAAATCGTTCCAGAACCTCTTTCCTGCGCCGCTCTGGAACCCTGTCAACGAAAAATGTTCCCGTCAGATGATCGAGTTCATGTTGAACGATTCTCGCCACCGATCCCCTAAACGTCAACTTCTTTCGCTCGTATGGAGTTTCTGCTAGAGAAGCCTCAACGTCGACGATTTCAAGCCGTGGCACCATGCACTCATTTCCCGAAGGCGGCAAACTTAAACAGCCCTCCGGTTCCTTAATCTCTTTTCCGTACAACCTAGTGATCTCCGGGTTCACTAAACCAATGACTATTCCGTGACTCCTGCCGATCAATACGAATTGCTTGAAGCATCCTATCTGCGGAGCCGCCAATCCCAATCCATCTGCCTTTCGCATCACTTCGATCATGTACTCGAATAATTTCGGAATCTCCGGCCACTCAGCCTCTTCGACAGGCTTCGCAAGGATGTTGTTCATCTCTGGCCCATAAATAGAGAGCCTAAAATTCCTCTGAAAGTACATTTCCCTCACCTGGGTACAACAATACTCCCAGCAGCCCTCGACCGTTCGGCCTTGAACATGATCTCAATTGCTTCAGGGATAGCCGAGTTGCCAATCAATTCAAGACGATCTGTGTCCGCCCTCAACCATTGAGGCATATACATCTTATGCGTAGTACACCGCG